CGAAAAGCCTGTCATGACAACACTTGCATCAATTCCGGCTTTATCTAACTCGCCGAGTAACTTGGCTGAGTCGGAAGCATTGAGTCCCATTGATTGGAGTGCTGTTGCGTTTGATGTCATGCTCTGCGCAAGTGCATCAACACTAATGCCCGTGTCCTGTCCGACTTTATTAAGTGTGTCGAGCATTGCGCCAGCATCTTTTGCATCAAGTCCGAAAGCCGCCAGAGTTTGCGAAACTACATCAATCGAGTTATTAACATCAGTCCCGTTGATCTCTGCGAACTGAATAAACTGAGTCGATAATTTTTCAAGCTCTTCGCCCGTGACTCCAAAACGTGTATTAACCTCACCGACAGCGGTTCCGGCTGTTTCAAAGCTTGTCGGAATAGTTGTTGCAATGCTGTTAACAATGTCGGTCAAGCCTTCGAGCGCTTCACCCGATGCACCTGTTTTGGTGATAAGAATGTCAACAGCTCCATCAACCTCATTAAAAGCCGCAAGTGATGCCGCTCCGACAGCCACTATTGGAGCTGTCACATGAGTAGTCATGCCTTGGCCAAAACCTTTAATGTTTTCGCCGGTCTGCTTTATCTTGCTGCCGACTTCTTGCATCTTATCGCCGACAGCTTTGACCTGTTGAGCGCCAACGGAACCAAATTCCTTATATTCCGCTTCAAGCTTGTTTAGTGCATCCTCGGTTGCTATGATCTCACGGGTTAGTGCTTCCTGTTGCTTTTTGGTTTTTTCCGAGCTATCGGAATTTTTAAGCTGTTCAAGCGCCGCTTTTTCCTGTTCGAGTTTTTCTTTTGTATCTGCAATTGACTTACTCAATAACTCCTGTTTTTGCTTGAGTAAGTCGGTGTTTCCCGGATCAATCTTTAGGAGTTTATTGACATCCTTTAATTGTGTCTGAGTCTCTCTTATTGACTTGTTGACACCTTTTAAAGAATCTTGGAGCTTGGTTGTATTGCCGTTTAACTCGATTGTAATTCCTGCAATTCTATTCGCCATTTTCCAACTCCTTTAAAAATTATCTATATCCTCAGCTGTTGCCAATTGCTCCCATTTGTAGTTATCGTTATCAGCTTCGATAAACATGTCGAAAACCATTCCGACAGTGATATGTTCCAAATCTTCCATTGATAACCCAAGTCGGCAACACCTGAGCAAGAAAAGAGCCGCCGTTAGTTTCCTTTCCGACGGCTTACTGTGTTTTTTGGCTGTACTGTTGTTATGTTGGATTTCTGCCAAAGCTGTACAATCTTCGGAGCGACCTCATTAAACGGGAATGACTCGAAACTATCAAGCCAGTCATTTATATCATCCGACATTTCCCCGTTATCATCGCCCTGTTTAGCCATGATGAAAGCTAAATTCTGCATGATTACCATCGCATCACCGGAAACGTCCTCCGTTGTAAGCTTGTTAAAATCCTCAAACAAATCTCGATTAAATTGGTCACGATAGCGGCGGAGTGTTGACCCCGTCGCTTTGAACTTTATATCCCGACCGTCAATATTAATTATTTCCGTCATGGGATTTCCTTTCTTATGACTCCACTGCGCTGAACCAAGTAGCATAAGCCGCGTCACTTGAGACACAAGAATACTTAACTTTGTCATCAGCAAGTCTCGGAATAGCTACGATGTTAACTGTGTTGGTCTGAGGAGTGATTGAAGCTTCCTTTGTTGAACCACTAAGAGCCGGTCTTGATGCTGTGACTCTCAGAAGCCATACACGTTTACCCGTATCGGTTGCGCCAGCTAACTCAAACTGGAAACCAAGAGCAAATTCCTTTGGCTCATCTGTTGCTGACTCGGTTACGATCCCGCTTGTGCTGTCCTTGGTCTGTCCAAGAACGGTCTGCAAAAATGTATCTGCGCTTGCTGTATCCTCGAACTCGATTGAGCCGGAATAACCGTTATTTACATTTCCATGCCACCATGTTGTGTTATCAGCAAACTCATCAACTGCATCGCCCTGAGCATCGAGCGAGATTGACTTAGCGCCCGGAATTGCTACGGGTGTATCGTAAGTCAATGCACCTGTTCCGTCATCGGTTGAAATTGCATAATGAGCATTTTTGATACCATATCTGATTCTACCCATTGATTACTACCTCCATTTGATATAAAACCTCATACATCTTTTCATCCTTGATGTACTGTTCGGATTTTTCATAAAAAAAGCCATGCTCTTTTAGCACGGCTTCAAGTTCGTTTTCAATCGAAAACTCTTTATTGTCTGTATATAGTTCGATGTTTAAGGCGCTTATGTGACTCCAAACGGTATTGTCCGCTCCCTCGTTGTTGCTTTCCGGGTAATCAAAAATCACATAAGGCAAATTAGGAGCGGAGCCATCAGCAAACTGATGATAAGTGTAGTCCGTGAGATTACATCTCTGCACAATCTCCGCCATCATGCTGTTAACTTCCGTCAGTGTCATTTTGCCAATTTCTCCTCTAATCGCTTTAAGACTTCTTTTTGCGCAAAATCATTAACCTCGGCGATATGTGGGAAAGCCGCTGTTCTGCCGCCGTTTCGTAGCGCATGACCAAATTCGAGCAAATGTGTAAGACCCGGCTTTGATTTGTTGTAAACCGTTGCTGATGTTTCCAAGCGCTCTTTTGCAACTTCAATCGCCCAACCTTTGGGATATTCTTCCCAAGTGGTACGGCCTTGATTAAATTTCCGAATCTGCTTCTGGGATTCCTTTGCGGTTTTCTCGATAGACTCGTTAAGCGCTTCAACAGCCTCGTCCCCATATTCCTCTAAGATTTTTTCAATCTCCTCTGCAAAAGCGCCGGGGCTAATTGCTGCCATTTTGTACACCTATGTCCTTTTGACCATACAGCTCTATATAATCGCTATTTGCGTTATAGGTTCTGTAAATCGTATATTTCTCATCGTGAAACTTCAAAACGGTTTCACCATTATAATCGCCGGAGAATATTGTAAATTTCAGATTCGGTTTTAATCCGCTCTGCTGTCCGGCAAAGAACTCGGTCTGCGTGACGGAATGAACATCACAATAAACCTGACGGCTTACTTCGGTTTTCCTCCCGACTCCGTATTCATTTTTGACAATCTGATAGCTTATCAAATTTAACACATCGGAAATGTTCATATCTCATCACGCTCCCGAACTCATTTTTTGTGAAAAGACTTTTTGATTGAGCGCATACCGTAACATCCTTGGCATACCCTCACCCGTGTCTCTCTTGCGCCATAACCAAGCCGCATACATCACAATAAGTTGGGAGTCGCTCGCCGTGTCAGCAAGCGTTGCTCCCTCTCTTGTAATTTCAGATTTTGCTACTTCGACATACTGAGCGAGTCGCTCATCAAATGCCGTTGTGGTTATACCGCAATCAATTTTTAACATTGTAAGTAACTCGCTATCTGTCATTTATGCCGCCTCTCCGATCATGACTTTGTAACGGTGATCTGATATGTCTTGGTGCTGTTGCCGTTCTCAACAACAATCTTTACAACATTGTCAGCGCCAGCCGCCCAAGTGATATTAGCACCATTTACAACCTGCTTTGTGGTTGTGCCTGTGGTGTAGTAAAGAGTAACCTTTGCGCTTGCATCCTCAGCAATTGCTGTGATTGCGTCCTTTGCGTTGGTTGTTGCCGCTGTGTAAACGGTTGTGCCAGCATCAAATGACGGTGAAAGTGTTACCCCGGTAAGCTCTGCAAGGTCAACGGCATTAGCCTTATCAGCTACAAATGTCATTGATGCGTCAGGAGTTGTGTTCTTAACGCCGAGCGCAACGAATGCCTCAGCGATAACCGGCTGACCATCATAGCGAGCTGTACCCTTGAAGGCTGTCTGATCCTGAATGAAGAAAGCGTGCTCACTCTGTGCAAACTTAGCGCCGCCTCTCTCAGCAAGGAGATAAAGCTCGAAATAGCCGCCAATGATTACATTGTCAGGGATAAAATCGAGAACCTCGATAACACCGCCCACGATTGGCATTGTTCCATTCATGCCGGAAACGATAGCGCCGGAAGCATTGATTGAAAGAGCCTGTGCCTGAAGATATGTGTAAGTTGTCTCATTCATAACCCATACCTTGCCGCCTCTTGCATACTTGCCCTTTGCGGCGCCGGCATTAACGATCAAATCCTGGAAGAGCTGAACACCTGTGTTATTGGTTGTCTTGATGTTGCTTGTGTGAAGGTCAACCCAAGGTCTTGCGGTTGCCGGATAACTTGCTGGCTGAGATGTCTGAGCAAGTCTTGAAACGATACCGAGTGGCATCTTGCTGTTAGCTGATGTGTTGCGACCATAAAGGATAGCCTTATCAAGCGCAAGACCGATAGCCTGTCCGATTGCGTCAAGCAGCTCTGCCGCAAGGTCAAGATCTGAATCCTCAAGAACTGCATTGCAAACCTTGAAGAAACCGCCTACCTTATAGCAATCAACCTCAGCGTCATTGAATACCATATTCAGCTCGTTAAGAGCACCACAGCACTCAGTCCAAACACCCTCGGGAACTGAACCCATGATAACTTCTCTTCCGGTGCCGGAAACAGGTCTTACTGTAACGTGCTTGTAAAGTTTGGAATAATTCTCGACATTCTGACGAAGGAATCCAAGGAATACTTCCGGGATTGTAAGACCGACATTTGTCAGCTCTCTCTTCTCGGAAATGTGCGCTCTTACCTCACCAAGCCAAGCCTTAACATCTTCTCTCTCCATCATCGCTGTACGCTCTGCGATGTTCATTTCTCTGAATGATCTCTTTGCAATATCCATTGCTCTTACCCCCGTAGTTTTGTTGTTTGTTCTTGCTGCCGGTGCCGGTGTAGGCTCTGCCGGAGTCTCAGTCTCTTTTTCTGTTTCACGAAGTTCGTTTTCAAGTCCCTCGATAGTTGATTCAAGTTCGGACTTAGCCGCTTCATGCTCGCCCTTTTCGGTCTCGAACTTCTCGACCTCTTCGTTGACCGCCTGTGTTTCCTCATCGGTCGATGCTTCCTCGATTGATGCTGTTAACTCGGATTCACGCTTCTCAAACTCGGCATCCTTTGCCCTGAGTGCTTCCAGTTCCTTTTTCTTCGTATCAATTTTTTTTCGTAACATTAATGCTTTTAATGCCATTTTGATAACCTCGCTTTCATATCAGCTCGCCATTTATCCATCGTGCGTTTCTTGATCTCATCACGCTGCTTTTCACGAGCGGAAATACTTGTTTCCTCGTAAGCTGGGAAAGTGCAACATGATACTTCAAACAAATCCACATCTTTGATTGTCCAATGAATATCGCCGTTCTCTTTGATGTCGGTATCTTCAGAACGGATATTAAACCCTATCGAACATTGATCTACGTCCCCTCGCTTTACTCGCTCATATAGGTTCATAGCGTCAACATCGTTCGGATTGATGTCGATGTGTCCCCATAAGCCGCGAGAATCTTCCTTGAGCTGGAGCGTATTGGCTTTTGTTCTGCCCAAAACAAGTGTGGTATCATGATTGATTAGCGCCCTAATGTCATTTGATAATGAATTAGTAAAAGCACCCGGAGCGATAGACTCACTAAGTCCCGGCACTATATCATAGTTGCTATTAAAAACAGCGAAATATCCCTCAATAGAAAGCTTATCGCCGTCTTCCCTTGTCTGAAATTCCGAAGCAACGCTTCGAATCTGTCTTATATCTCTATCCATGATTTATTCCTCCTGAATCAGCTTTTTCTGCTTGTTGGTGTAATCGATACCGATATAGTTTTCAAGCACCCGGTACTCATCCAAACCATCAGCCGGACTCATACCGATACGATCTCGAACCTCATTGCCGTTAACAAAACCTCTGTCGGATAATGTGCCAAATACATTGGCAATGGTCTGTAAATCCCAATCCATTAATGACAGCGTGTTAAATTTCAAATACCACTTAGGATTGATGATTAGCTTTTTTGTAAGCTCCTGAGTAATGCCCAAGCAAATCGGTCTGACTTTATTTTGTATAAAGCTGTTCCATGCGGTTTGATTGTATTCACCGACACCAAGCACAAATGGCGGAACACCGATGATTGATGCAACTGCCCTTTTGTCGAGCTGTACCACGTCGGAGATTGCAAGGTCTGACAAGGATAACGGTCTCACCTCTTGCACCTCAAATTGTTCAGCCGGAATAATCCACGGCGCCCCAGCTTCTCCGCTTTCAAGGTAATCTTCCCGTAATTTTTCACGTCCAGCCTTGCTTGAAAACTCTTCCGTCATAGCATCGACCTTGACAATCAATGACGGTTTCCATTTAGACTCCATGAATCCCTTCTCGGTTGCCGCCGCCTGTTTTAGATTTTGAGCAACATCCTTAAGAGAAATCTGTAATCCTCGACCTTTCCACAAATAAAACTTATCGGGATTATGGACAAAATGGAGTGTATCGCTTGGGTCTCTCGCAATTCCGTCAATCAAGATTTTATAATCCCGATAACTTCCGCCCACTGGCATGAGTGACACCCTTGATGCCGCAATAGGTTCAAGTGACTCCAAATAGCCTTGCCACGTATGAGGGATAA